CCTTCTGCTTCTTCTTCTGTAAGTTTAGTACCACCTAATGCAATAGTCATTCTAGCTTCTTTATAGATCCCCTCTTCTTCCAAAAACTCATCCCCATACCTATTAAATACGTGGGTAGGTATTGTTAAATAGTGGGTAGTATATTTATCCCCCAGGCTTAAAGAAAGTTCGCAGAAATCGTCACCAAAAACTATTGGGGCATTGGTTTCAAATTTGTAATGCCAGTTTGGATCGTTTTTAAATAGCTCGAACACTTCGAGAATCATTTTGTTGTCTAATCTGTTAATTGTTTCCATTGTTTGTTTGGTTTTAGTTGTTAATTATTAATCAAATATAAGTATAATATTATAATATCCAAATAAAATAAAAAATATATTCAGAAATTGCATCTAGTCACAAAATGTTACCAGTTTATAAATCGGCACTTTCAAAAAATATTGCCATTAGTTTATAAAAAATTGTTAGCCTTTATCCAAAAATTACTGGTGATCATTATTCAAAAATCGTTTATAGTTTTATCCAAAAATTCCAGGGGTACTTATCCAAAAATTCCAGCATAGGTGAAATTCATGCTATATGCTTTTAAATAATCATTTTTCATATTTTGTATCTGTTTTTCATATTAATATTATATTACATTTGTCCATTATTTTTTGCTTTTTACTTATTTTTAGCCTATCTAATAAACTATTTTTATTTGTGTTATACTTTGTATTGATTAATTTTTTAAGTTGCTTAAAAGCTCTTATTTTAGCTTATTATTTTAGCTTTTTTATTGAATATTATACCTTTATTTAATTTATAATACTTTCTATTAACTATACTATTTTAGTAGCTTATAAGGTCTTAAAATTGCCTTAATTGGTTGCTTGTAAAGGGTTCGAACCTCTTTAAATATCCGCTATAAACAAGCATAAAAAAAGGGACAAAAAGTCCCTTGAATTGGTTAAATATTAAATTATGCTATTAGTAAAGATTTTACCTTTGTTTCTGCATCTTGCCAATTATTAGGCTTTATTGGGCTAGATAAATTAAATAAAATACTTATTTCGCTAATTGTATTAAATAGATTTTTTGCTTGTTCAAAGTGATAAACGCTTTTATTTGCCCTTAATTGCTTTTTTAATAGGGTAGCTATATTATCACTAATTAAATTTATAATTTCGGGCAATTTAGCAACGTCAAAATATTGCCTATTATACCCATTAATGAAAGGTACTAAAAAGCTATATTTATTTTCTCGTATTGCTCTTAAAACGTGGTTTTTATGTTTTGCGGTACTTGATGAATAATGATTTGAGTTTACAAAAACAATATCTTTGCCCTTATCAGTATAAACAATTTTAGCGATTTCGTAGTGATATCCGTATGAATAAATCGAAGTATCAATAAAAAACATATTGGAACTATTACCTACACTTTGTTTTTGTTCCGCCCAAACTTTACTTAATTGTGAGTGACTTGAAAATACTTTTCTCATGATTTTGGTTTTTGTGGTTAATTAAATACTTTTTATTTGTTCTAGAGATTGATTATTAATAATAAATATAATTGCTTTTTCTATTGTGTTAATATTAGGAATTTTAATATAGCTTTTCATATTTCTAAAATATATTTTGTTTTGTTCGGGACTATACTCATGCTTTTCTAATTTATCAATTAGTTTATATTTGTATCTACTAAAATAATTTAGCTTTTCAATTATTAATGAAGCGTTTATAATTTCTATTAAAAAGTTATGTTTTTCTATTGTTTCTATTTCCATATTTTCAAGATCTTTAATTCTATCAGAATAAAAATTAATCTTTTCTTTTTTAGCCTCTTTAATGTATCTATTTGAATTTTTGATACTACTTATTTTTTGGGTTATTAAATTAACCTTTTCAATGTTTTTCATAGTTTTATATTTTAGTTTAATTCTACAAAGTCTAAATTATTATTTAATTTAATAGCTTTAATTCTTGCTTTTTCATAGGCTTTTGCCCTTGTTGGTGCTTTAATAGTTATTAATTTTGTTTTATCATTTAGATAGTAAACAGAAAAAATATAGGTTTGGTTATTTGTTATCATGATTTTAGCTTTTGAATTTATTATTTAAAATTGACCATACATGGCTAACAAACAAATTGCTATTTCTACCATATTCTGAATTAACCATATTTTTTACTATTTTACTATGTATTAATTTATAATTATTTTCGTTTATTATTATCATTTCATTTACATAATTCAATGCAGTTTTGTATGTTTTATCTTTTTCCATTTTCTTTATTTTTAAGGCGTTTTGTTATATAATCGGCAATAAGTGATAAAATTAGTATTGGTGTTATTGTTGCAATAAATACAAATAAAATTGCGATAACATATTCTATATCTTGCATAATGTTATTTATTAAGGCTATTAAAAAATTCATCTATTTCTTTTTTAAACTCACAAAAATCCTCTCTGACTTTATCAGTAGCTAAAATAGACGCTAATAATTCGCTATTAATATTTTCTATTGTATAGCCTAATTCATACGCTAAATTTAAGGACTCTTTTAAACTATTGTCATGAGTAGATAAATATTCCATAGCGTTTGAATAGTATATTATATCTATATCAAATCCGTTATTATCGGCTATCATTTCATAAATACTGTCAAAAGCATCTAAATTTGATAACTCAATAGCATCTATATCAATATAGTCCATGATATCTAAATTTTCTACCTTAATAGAATTTAAAAAGTTTTTGATTTGTTCTTTTGTTGTGGTTTCCATAATCTTAATTTTAAATAGGTTAAATACTTTGATTTGTTTTTTGTTAGTTTAAAAATAATCTATCTTTAAAATAGAACCTTTACAGTAGTGTATAGTCCAATTAATAAAAATGTACTTGATAGTATTAATAAAGTTAGTCCAATTAATACACTGAATAAATTTAGTTTAGTTTTCATAATCTTGTTTTTAGTTATGTTTTATAATGTTTATGAATTAATCATTTTATATATTTCCTCCACTGTTTCTAATACATAATTAGTGGTAATCATTGCACCCCTACTTTGTATTTTTGTTAATTGAGTAACCTTGTTTGGTTCTTTTCTTGTTATTGTCGTTGCAACTATAATAGACTCAATGCCTATTAATATAACGTCATTATTTTGGTCTGTTAATTTTATAATAGCTTTCATTTTCTTTTGTTTAATTAATTAATACTGCATCCTATAACGTATAAAACTATAACCGATAAGCCTAATACACTTGCTAGTAATTCTGCAGTTAATAAAGAGATTAATTTTTTCATGATATTTAGTTTAGATTGTTTGTTTGTTTGTTTATGTTTTATTATTTACTTGTTTGTGTTTTTGATATCCTTTATCACCTCCTTCCCTCCTTCCTTACAACAAATATAATAAGACTAACCTTATTAATTGTCACAGAATTGTCATATAATATTAATAATCCGTTAAGTATTTAGCTTATAATATGTAAGTTCGAAGCTGTTCATTAGGCTTGTATTAGGTAGGTAGGTGGGTATGGTAGGTATTATATAACCTTTGTTACTATATGATTGAATAACTACCTTAAATAGGTTTAAAGTAGTGTTAAACGATAAAATAAAATCTTTAGCGTAAAGGATCTTTCCAGGGCGTAGGGCTTAAACTTTAGAACCCACCAAAATTTACTACTACATAAAATATAGCTTATACAGTAAAATAAAAAATTGTCGGGGGTATATTTGTTAATAGTAATATAAAAAACCGTTTGGGCTAATTAATAAAAAATTATTATGGAAAAAATTATATGTAATTACTAATAAAATAGGTTATACTGGAAAATTATATTAGAAAGAATATAAGAGTTTGAAATGATTTGCAAAAGAATAGAACTTGCAAAAAGGAAAGAAAAAAAAAGTAAGATTCCGCTAACGCTCCGAGATGAATCTCGACAATAGATGTTTTTTTTAATTAAGTAAGAGTAGAGAAAAAAGAAAAGAAAGAAAAAGCCCCCAAAAACAAAGAAAAGAAAAACTCTGCTGTTATTGTAGATACCTAATTGATAATCAATAACTATTTTGCTCGATCCAAGTAACTTTTGATTACAAGTGTAGCTTTCCAACTGCTTTAGCCTTGCAGTAATAAGAACCTAAATTAAGTATTTAAAACGTAAAATGCAAATATAGTTATCTACAACTTAAATACCGATATTATATTATTTATCTACAGTACTTGATTATAAAAAATTATTTACCTATATTGCGATATAAATATAGTAAGATGGCTATAAACTTTAGAAGAGACGCAACAAGTAAGAATATTATAATAACCGAGAATGGTAAACCAAATGTGTATTTACTAGGTTATCTTTATGGTGTAATGACTAATAATGATGCTGGAACTCATATCAATCTTAGGGATGGTGATTATAACATTACTTTCGCTGTAGCAGATATTGGTACTATTAATGGTACTGCTGGACCTTGGACTTTAGCAAATGCTTTAAATGAGTTAGAGCAAAAAGTATTTAAACTGTAGTATGCTTGATGATATTAAATCATTAACTAAATACAATAGAACTCGATTAATACCGATGAAGCCCGAATTGATGAGCTTAGAAGATATTAACGAAAAGATTGACAACATAGAAGCTATCACTGAAGATATGAGTGTGGTGACTATGGGCGGTGCTTTAGAACTAGCTGGAATGACTAGGAATAAGTGGCAATCATTAGAAGCTATTTGTAAAAGACGTGAGTTAGATTACGAGTTAGAAAGAATAGAATATATTAAACAACGATTTGAGAATAGAATTTTTGAATCTGCGTTTAAAAACCAATCAAATGCGACCATGGCTATATTTGCCTTAAAAAACCATTATGGTTGGTCGGATAAACAAAATGTAGAAATACAAGCCACACAAACCACAAAAGTAGACGTATCTGACATGGATGAAGAGTTGAAACGTCAATTAGCCGAGAGGTACTTAACTGGAAGTGTATTAGATGATAAAAGATAAACCATTAAAAATAGATAGTTCTTTACTTGAATCAGCAGCTGTTGATTTAGCACGTAGAGACTTCTCGTTCTTTGTAAGATTTATAAAAAAAGATTTTGATGCAACTTGGTTTCATAACCATATTATGGAATCACTAATGACGCTGTATAGTGATGTTGATAGTAAAAAGCTAATGATTTCTATGCCCCCTCAACATGGGAAGTCTACACTAGCTACACAACTATATCCAGCCTACCTGCTAGGAGTAAACCCTAATCTTAAAATTGTTATCGCATCCTATACAGCTGATTTGGCATCTAGATTCAATAGAGAGGTTCAAAAGATTATTGATAGCCAAGAGTATAGAAAAATATTCCCTAATACAAAACTAGCTAAACCTAGAAGTGGAGAAGCGGTTAGGAATAATGATATGTTTGAGGTTATTGGGTATAATGGCTATTTAAAGTCAGTAGGTACTGGAGGTTCTTTAACAGGGTTTAGTGTTGATGTTTTGATATGTGATGATTTGATAAAGGATTATAGCGAAGCTAAGTCTTTAAATGTTAGGGAAACAGTTTGGGATTGGTACACATCAGTAGCTGAAAGTAGACTTCAAAATAATGGTAAGCAATTATTAATTGCAACAAGATGGGATAATGATGATCCTTTAGGAAGAGCTGGGAAAAGAGATAATGATTGGGAAATTATTACCTTACCTGCTTTGAGAGAATCAATGGATGATGGAAGGAAGTATGATAAAAGAGAGGTTGGAGAAGCGTTATGGGAAGATAGACAGTCAGCAGATAGACTTATAAGGATTAGGGAATCATCTCCAATCATCTTCAACTCTCTATATCAACAAGACCCTAGACCAGCTACAGAAAGTTTGGTTTATCCAGATTGGCAGGAGTGCGAAGAGTTTCCTGATAATGACGATATATTTTATGGCATGGACTTTGGGTTTACAAATGACCCTACTGCTTGTGTTAGAATGGCAAAGATTGGTGACGCTATATACTTAGATGAACTGTTTTATGCCACAAGAATGACAAATAAAGATATTGCAAATGCACTAAGAAAACATAGTGTAAATACATATAGTGAAATATTTGCTGATTCAGCAGAGCCTAAATCAATAGCCGATTTAAAGGTTAACTTTAATGTTAAACCACAAAAAAAGGGAAAAGGTTCGGTTTTAGCTGGTATTAATAAACTGAAAGAATATAAAGTGTTTTATACTAAAGGCAGTAAAAACATAGCAACAGAGGTAAAAAACTACCAATGGATTATGCAGAATGGAGAAAGTACGAATGTACCTATTGATACGTATAACCATTGCCTAGATGCTATCAGATGTGCGATGTTTACAAAGTTTGGTAAGGAACGTAAATGGTATGTAATATAAATGGGATTATTCGATTTATTCAAAGCTAAAAAAGCTCAAGAGCCTATAATGGTTCAAAAAGGTATAGACCCTGCATACGCAAGGATGATTTACAACCAAATCGCTAAAGCTCCTGTATTTGGAGACGATACTTTTGCGAACTACGTTGAGAAAGGCTACCAGTATAATTCTGATGTCTATTCGATTGTAAATTTAATTACCAGAAAAGCTGCTACTGCTCCTCCAATACTTTACGAAGTAATTGATGATAAAGCGTTTCAAAAATATAAATCATTTACACAAAACGTATCTAAGCCACAAGATATTCAAGAAGCTAATTACTTAAAGACTAAAGCTCTTGTAGAGGTAAGCGAATCTCATCCTATCATAAAAACATTGTTAGACCCTAATGACTATCAATCGTATTATGAATTTATGGATAATTACTTTGGCTTTAAGCTAATTACTGGTAATTCCTATCTATATGGTATGGGTGCTGTTACAGGACCTAATGCTGGTAAATTTAAACAACTTTATGTACTACCTGCTCACCTAGTTAGAATTGTTAGCGGTGGTAGATACGATCCTGTATCAGCCTATACTTTAAGTACAACCTATCATAAAGAAGAGTTACTTGCCGAAAAGGTAATGCACTCTAAATACTGGAATCCTGATTACTCTACAGAAGGTTCACACCTTTATGGACAATCTCCTTTAAGAGCAGCGATGAGAGTTATGCAACAGTCAAATGATGCACAAACTGCTTCTGTTAAGCTATTCCAGAATACTGGTGCTATGGGTATCTTATATGATGATAGTGGTGATAGCCAACTTAGTCCAGAACAGGCTTATGAAATGCAAAGAAAATGGCAGTCAGAATATAGCGGAACTGAAAATGCTGGTAAGATTATTGTATCGGCTTCTAAAGTAGGATGGCAGCAAATTGGTTTATCTCCTGTTGATTTAGCTATTATCGAATCAATGAAGATGAATCTTCGTCAATTATGTAATGTTTATCACGTAAACTCTGCATTATTAAACGATCCAGATAATAAGACTTACAATAATATGTATGAAGCTAGGAAAGCTCTTATATCAGATGCTATCTTACCTGAACTTATATCTGCAAGGGCTGATTTAAATAAATGGCTTGTATCGCCTTATAATAAGTCGGAGAATAAAAAATACTTCTTAGATTTTGATTTAAGTGTATTCCCTGAATTGCAGGAAGATAAAAAAGAACAAATATCTTATCTTGAAAGAGCTTGGTGGTTAACACCTAATCAGAAGCTAGAAGAAATGGGATATGGTCGTAATGAAAATCCTGATATGGATAAGATTTATGTAAGTATTCAAGTTACTCCTATTGACAAGATGAATATTGACCCTATAGAACAAGCTATTGGTATTGCGGAAGCTAATAAGTCTACTAATCCTATAGAGGATGAAAAACCTATGGCACAACTTACTACAATGGCAAAGGAGTTCAATAAAGACAATCCAGGCAAGAGAGTAACTGTTAAGAAACTTGAAGAAGTATTTGCTACAGGAATAAGAGTATTTAATGAGCAGGGATTAAAAGGAAATGAGAATGCTTTTGCTATGAGCTTTGTAAAAAGATTCCTAGATTCTTATGCTAAAAAGAAATAAAAACAAATAAGATATGTTATTATACAAAAATTTACAGCAAGGTATTTCAGATGTAGATGTAAAAAAAGGGATTGTAACAGGTTACTTTTCTTCATTTGATAATATGGATAGCGATGGTGATGTTATCAGAAAGGGTGCATTTACCAAAACAATAAACGAGAATTTCAATAGAGTTCGTCATCTTCTTGACCACGATGCTACAAAAAGTGTTGGTAAGATAATGTCATTAGAAGAGCATGGTAAAGGTTTATACTACGAAAGTAAGGCAGGTCGTCATACTCTTGGTAAAGACTTTCTACTTATGGTAGAGGATGGTTTGATTACAGAGCATTCTATTGGTTTCGTTACTATTAAGCAAAAGTCTATGGGAAACTACAATGAGATTTCAGAAGTTAAGCTTTATGAGGGATCGTCTTTACAGGGATGGGGTGCTAATGAAATGACACCTATTACTGGAATAAAGAGTTTTGAAGATACAAATCTACTTATGGATAATATTTTAAATGCCATTAAGAATGGTAAATATACGGATGAAACATTCGCTAAACTAGAACTTCAATTATTACAACTACATAAACAATTACAGATTCTTAAAGAAGCATCAGTTGATGTTGAAGAGCCATCTGAAGAGAACTCTACTGTTACAGTAACTATCTCACTAGACGATACTCAAGACGAAAACCCGATGGAAGAAGAAGAAGAAGTTGTTG